GCGGCAGTGTTCATTATAGATTTTACCGACTCATCGGCGCTCACCCTCGTCGACTGGGATAAGATCGTCGCTATCCTTTTCGCCACCAGTGTCGGATCTTTATCTGCACTGTTTATCCTTGTTTTAAATTTCATCTATGACAAATCCACCGGGATGGTAGTAGCTGTTACCTGGATGTTTCCGCTGGCGTTTTGTTATTGGTTGATATATTTCGGACATATAGCTTGATAATCAAGAAAGAAAGATACAAAACTAAATGGTTGTCTCGGGTGTGAAGATAAAAATAAAAATAAAAAAAATATGTTCAATTTAAAAATTAGCTTAAATAAATATTAAGTATTATAATATAATTGAGAAACATTATAAACAACTAAAATTAAACAATAATACTACAGACCAAGAAATAAAAAAAGCAATAATTTTAGCAATAAATTAATTATATAATATATTATTAATTTATATAATGGAATCTATCAGAAATTCGTTTAATAAATTATCACAAAACACAAATCCAGGTATGTCTAATAAACAGAGTATATCTACTAGAAGGAGCATATCTAATAACCCAACCCGAAACAAATTATCCCCACTAGAAACATTAACAAACAAATCCATTGACAGTTTTACATCAAGAAACAATACCCCTAATCCCAGCGGTTTAGTGGATAAATCAAGTAAATTTGTATCTCAAACATATAATAATACACTCTCATTTTTTAATATAAAAAATTATTTGTTTATTTTTGGTATTATTATGGTTCTTGCTTTGTTTGGTGTAAATATTTTTACATATTTAAGTCAGATAACAAATTACTTAACTGGTTTAGTTCGACCAATTTTTTCAACATCCGGAAATATTATTGGTAATGCTACAAAATCAACCATAAAAGCTACATCTACAGGTACACAACAAATTATAGAGACTGGTTCAGATACAACTAAAAATATAATAGACGCGACCGAGAAAGTAACCACTTCGGGTATAGATTATTTACAGGGTAGTTTGAAAAAAAATGTAAGTGCTGTAAAACCGGAAAATAATGACCCGGAAACTGATTATGTTAATAAACCAGTTACAGAACCGGAGCCATCTAGAACATCGTCATCTTCAAATGGTTACTGCTACATTGGTAGTATTAATGACACTCGGCGTTGTGCTAAAGTTGATACAGGCGACAAGTGTATGTCGGGCGATATATACCCGACCATGGATATATGCATCAATCCTAATATAAAAGTTTGATGCGCCTGGATAGTCTCTTATTGCGCTGTTTTGTTTTTTTATTAATTGTTTTTTTTATTTTAATTGTTTTTTTATTTGCCTTCTCTAAATGTGGTTTAAAAAATTTTAACATATCAGGTGTTTTTCTGTTACCTGTATAATCTTTAAACATTATACCATTTTTAAATATCATAATCGCTGGAAATCCGCGTATGGAATTTTTTAATGGTCCATAGTTAATAAAATCCAATTGGTTAGCATCTATCTCCAATACTACACTTTTACTTTTTATTTTTTTCAAAATGTTTTTTAAATTATTCCAGGCAGGCTTCATATTAGTACAATGAATGCAAGATTCACTGAATACAGCAATAAAACATGTTTTATTTTCCAATAAATTTATTATTTTGTCTCTATCAAGCGAAATGTTTTTTAATTCGTTCACTTTCATTTATACATATACTGAACATTATATAATTTGCTTAAAATATTATATAATTTGCATAAAATATTATATTTGTATAATCTAATATACTAATGGTAATTAATTATAAAATTTTAGCAATTCTAATAGTTTTTTTATTGGGATTATATTATTACGCTAATTATTCAAATACATATTACAATTCATCCAGTAATACCAGAGAATCATCGACTCTCAAATCTTCATTGGATAAATGTCCAAATATGTTGATTGAAAAAGACGGTAAAATTATACTATTTAATTCTAACGCCGATATACAAACTGATGTTAACCCCATTCAATTTAATAATTTAGAGGAATATTCTGAATTCGTAGAATTACAAAAATCAAGAAATATCAAATGTCCTGTATTATTTCTACAATATACCACCGATACACAGAACAACGACTTATTACAAATAAAAAAGTCAATATTTGAAACGAGTGGTGGGTTACCAATTAATACATCAGATACTTTACACCCCAGACAATCATCTGATTATTTTGAGAAAAATAAAATGCAGGATGCTACTTTAGATTCTACGCCCGATTCTAATATAAAATTTAACGCGGGTATGTATTCGGGTTTTGACCAATATAATCAAAATATAGGCATAGATACCCCATTAGATTTTTTATATAGAGAAAATACTACCAATTCAAGAAATCCAATGGATACTAATTGGGGAGGAAAAGAACACACTAATAATGCATTAAAAAGGGGTGATTATGAAGGCAGAGAAGTATATAAACACAGATAATTACGATCGGTTAAATAATTTTACACACTTGGAAATAAACAAAAGTATTATATGTTTTTCTTCATATTGCTTTCTCCTTTATCCTCTTTGGGTTCATAAAATATAATTTATATATTAAAAAATTAAAATAAAATTGAAAAATGTGGTAAGTCTATCAAATGAAGTTTTATCCAATTGTGAAACTTCCTAAGGATATCGATTGACTCGCCTATTATACATCTGTTATTTATCTAGCTTAAAATCTTAAATCTATTATTTTTTGCAAATGGACCCAATAAAATGAACCAAAACTCGGCAAGTGAATCTCTGGGTGAGGGCTTTAAATAAATAAATAAAAGTAAAATTGATAAATAAATAAATAAATAAATAAATAAATAAATAAATAAATAAATAAATAAATAAATAAATAAATAAATGCCATTAGAAAGACCATCGTGGGAGAAATATTTTACAGACATTGTTAATTTAACAGCTGCGCGTTCTCCATGTGAGAGATTACATGTAGGGTGTATTTTAGTAAAAGAAAATAGAATTATAGCACAGGGATATAATGGATATATAGCTGGATGTGAACATAAAATAATAATGAGAGATAATCACAATATAGCAACTATACACGCAGAACAAAATACAATAACTGATTGTGCAAAAAGAGGAGTTAGTTCGGATGGATGCATTGCATATATTACACATTATCCCTGTTATAATTGTATGAAATTGATGGTTTCGAGTGGAATAAATTCTATAAAATATATAAATGATTATAAAAATGATAATTTAGTAGCTGAATTGGCATGTGAGAAAAATATTACAATAAAAAAAATAGATATTTAATAAATAAAACGACGAACTATATTTAAATGCAGTATTCAATATTATAATAATTCTTCAATAAAAAATATAAGAATTATTATAAATTTTTTAAGCTATTATCTAGATATTTTTCAACATATCTTGTATCGCGTTCGATAAATCGGAATACTTTTTAAATTCGGTATGCATGCTGTCATTATTCAACAAACTTTCGATATTAATCGAGTTGCCGGTACTATTTTCTTCTATCATATCCGTAATGTATTTTGCATTTTTTAAATTTATAACTTTATTTAGTTCTTTCAATATAAGTTTTGTTTCTTTTACACCGGCGGAACCACCCAACTCTCCTATTAAACCATTTATCTTTTTCTTAATATTGTTAAGTAAATTTACATCGCCTTTGTCTTTTTTATTACCTTCAAATCCTTCTCGATTGATATATCCCTCTTGGTTGGAATTACGATTCGTTTTGCCTCTAAATGATAAGTTTTGAACTACACGGTGCTGATAAGTAAAACAACTAAAAATTATGCATATAAATAAGACTGTTAGTACGCCATATGCTATTTTTTTATATAATTCTGCCTTTGAATTCATTATTATATATATAACTAAAAAAAAATTCTAATTTAATAAGTAAAGTTTTATATTTTGGATAATTTTTGCGGAAATTTTTCGGTTCGAATCAGCGATGACGAGAGAATCCAAACATGTGGCGTCATTTTCTAATGCCATAACTAAATTTTTAATGGTTATGTATTTATTAATAATTGCGGTAGCACTTTTAACACTCACATAAGGCAATTGCATTAACATTATTATGTTAATGTTTTCCGGTGTTATGTTGGATTTCTTTTCTGTTTTTACTACATTTATATAATTTTCTTGGGTAGAAGTTGTATCACCATGTTCGATATTTTTTACATTATTTTTATAATAATACTCACTACCATTCTCCTTTACAATTTTATTTATAAATGCATGAATAATATCAGCTGTCTCGGTAAGATTATGCGAATTTAAAATTGAAAAACCTTTAAAATAACTCATGGATATGAGGGATGAATAAATCGTTTTTATAAAAGCCGTTTTTTTATAGTTTGCAATGCTGCCTTCTATCAAATAATATATATTATGGTTTGGTAATTCGTTTCCAGCCAATCTAAATGACTGCTCTTTATATCTACCATCTTTTATACTTGCTTCTAAATCGGCGAGCGATTTTCTTTCTATGATTACCAATGTTTCGTCGTTTTTTTCATCGTAAATCACAAAATCACCAATTTCCAATTGTTTCACCTCTACTTCATATTTTTGATCAGAACTTAATTTGGTTAAATATTCTATTATTTTATTAGGTTCTCTCACGTCAATAAATAATTTCATTATTAGTATTAGTAATATAGTTTTTAAATGATTATATTTTTATATTTTAAAATGTAATCATGTATTTAACCCAACAGTTTGGTGCCACCACCAGTGGACCAGCCACCTATGGGATTACTACTCTTTAATAAATTCATTTTAGATAGGCAGTTTTTTCCCTCCATACACGACTTACCTAAACCACACCCATAATTCCTCGCCATTGTGTTGGAATCAATTTGTGTGCCGTCGTTCTTATGCTGGTTGCCCGCTACTACTGACGCTTTAAATCCATTGAGCCCACTTATATTGGGTCTTACACTTGTTGTTGGCGCCAAGCCAGCCATACTTCCAAACGCACACGTATTATTCGTAAATTGATTACTAGAACCGATTATTCGCGATTTCGACATGTTTTTATAATATTATAAAATATTTTAAAATAATAAAAACATTATATTTTTTTATTTAAAATTGAACAAAACTATTTAAAACCAAACCACATATATAAATAACATGTTTAATTCATCGTATAAACCTAATTTGTGTCTGAAGGATAATAATACGGATGATGAATCTGAAACAGAATCTAATAATATTACTATGGATGATAATATTATTAGTTCCGAGGAAATAGTATTTAACCCATACAATTCGCTTAATCGGGAAATTCAAGTCAATAATATTCAAGAACTTTTAAACAATTATGGGATATTTGCTAAACCCAATAATCTAGAGTTATATAAACGAGCTTTCATTCACCGCTCATATACCAAGAAATCTAAAATAGAAAATAAATTAGCCAACATTAATATCGCCGAAAATCCAAATGACTGTTTGCCACTAAAATCAAAGTCTAATGAGCGCCTGGAATTTATTGGGGATGGTGTTCTAGAACTGGTTACAAAATATTATCTATATAAGCGATTTCCTAAAGCAGATGAAGGTTTTATGACCGAAAAAAAAATAGCACTGGTAAAAAATGAGCACATCGGCAAACTAGCATATGAGATGGGACTACATAAATATTACATTATTTCCCGACACGCAGAGGAAAAAAATGTCCGCACTAATCTAAAAAAATTAGGCTGTCTTTTTGAAGCGTTTGTAGGTGCTATGTTCATTGATTACAATAGACTTGATATCAAAGATGAAGCCGGTTGGTTCGAGAATGTATTTAATTGTGGGCCTGGATTACAAATGGCACAAGTATTTATTGAACATGTATTTGAGAAACATGTAGATTGGACACAGCTTATCGCCAATGACGATAATTATAAAAACCAATTGCAAGTTATTATTCAAAAAGAATTCAAACTTACACCTGAATATGTTGAATTATATAACCATAACGAAAATGATACCGATAATAAAACATATATTATGGGGTTGTATATCTGTTTCGGACAAAATATTCATAACGCCAATATTAAGAACGCAATCTTATTTAATGAATTGAATTCATTTAAAGAAATTCATAGCCTTGTAGAGCAAACTCCTAAACTACTTGTATTTATTACCAAGGCAGAACATAAAATTAAGAAAAAAGCAGAGCAACATGCTTCCGAAAATGCTATTAATTTAATTAAAGAATTAAATAACAAGAGTATTAAAATTTGATTTAGGAATTATATTTAATTAAATAGTAATAAATTATATATATATACATAATTTAATATGGATACGGACACAGATGAAACATTAGATTTTCTTAGGATTAAACCTCTACCCAAAAAAGTTTCCAAACCCCTTAATTTTTTTATTGAGAAAAAGCAAGAACAAGAATTACCCACAGTAATTGATAAAACCAGTGAAAATCTTGTTGATGTAAAAGAATTTCTTGATAAAATACAGTCTAAACTCGGGGTTCAGAGTGATAATAAAATACACCAAGACAAAGCACCCAAACCAGTAAATATGGCACCTGGCGAGTCGTCCAATAAAACCCCATATATCAATGTCTCCCCCCTTCCCAAGCAAAATTTATATAGTTATGATACATTTGTAGATTTGGTAAAAACAGACATCTTGATAAAATTATTACCTTTTGGTGTATACTCAAAAGCCAATCCAAATAACCCCAGTTATGATTTACCCAAGGTAGAATCCACCAAAAAAACCGATTACAATAAAAAACACAAAACAATACATGATTTTGAGGCAGATACGGAAGAACTTATAGGAGATACACACCTAAAAGACCGATTACATAAACAAAATGCTAATATTTTAATTAAAGCCCCTGATTATTATTTAAACAACAGAGAAATTTTCATTAACTTCATCAATAATTTATTCTTACCATATAAGGAGCAACTTATACAAGAGGAAAATGATATTATGAATGGTAAAACAATAATAAGTTGCGATGAATCTCTCACTAATGAATTCTCGCTCTTAACTCATCAGAAAATAGTCCGTGATTACATAAATATTTACACGCCATACAGAGGTCTATTGCTTTACCATGGTTTGGGATCCGGTAAGACCTGTTCATCTATTGCTATTGCTGAAGGCATAAAAAACAACCTCAAGGTTCTTGTTATGACTCCTGCATCTTTAAAAAACAATTATATTGAGGAACTTAAGAAATGCGGTGACTATTTATACAAAAAGAACCAATATTGGGAATTTATTAACATTGCCAGCTCACCTGACACCGCTAAATCACTGAGCAATGTTTTAAAAATACCCGAAGAAACCATAAAAAAAAATGGGGGTGCTTGGTTCGTCAATGTTAAAAAACAACCTAATTACGAATCATTAGATTTCCAGAAACAACAACAGATCAATGAGCAGGTTAATATTATGATAAATTATAAATACGAATTTATGAACTATAATGGTATGCGCAATAGCCATCTTGCATCTATTAGTAATAATTATACTATAAATCCATTTTCTAATAAAGTAATAATTATTGACGAGGCACACAATTTTATTAGTAGAATTGTGAATAAACTTACAAAACCCAACTCTCTATCTATGAAAATGTATACATATTTGATGCAGGCCGAAAATTGTAAAATTGTTCTCTTGTCAGGAACACCAATCATTAATTACCCACATGAATCTGCTGTTTTATTTAATATCTTAAGAGGTTATATTTACACATTTTCACTGAAGATAACCAAACAGAAGGGAGGAAAAAATATTACACAGGATTATTTGATAGATTTATTAAAAAAAAATAATATTTTAAACCATATTGATAATATTGAATATAATTCACTAACCAAAGAACTTACAATTACCAAAAATCCTCTTGGTTTCATAAAAACATCAAACTCGAATAAAAATAGACTTGAGTTTACAACTCAAAATATGTATATTGCAGAATTCAAAAACAAACTAGATGAGATTATAAACACCAATGGTATTGAAATCACTGGTAACGGTATGACCATTACACCTCATAAATCTCTACCAGATAATTTTGAAAAATTCAAAGATATGTTTATCGATTCTAAAAATAAAATGAAGAACAATGATATGTTCAAAATGCGTATAATTGGATTAACTTCTTATTTTAGAAGCGCACAAGAAGAACTAATGCCTAAATACGATGATGGCGACCTTAAAATTCTACAAATTGATATGAGCGATTTTCAATTTGGTCAATATCAAGAGGCAAGAATACAAGAGCGTAAGGTGGAAAAAAATAATAAAAAAAAGAAAGCCAAAAACAGCAACAATAAACAGAAAACAGACGATATTTATGGTGATGGTGTTTCCACATATCGTATTTTCTCTCGTGCATTCTGTAATTTTGTTTTTCCAAAACCAGATATTAATCGTCCTATGCCAAATGATGGCGAATCTATAGCAACTGTAATTGATACTCTCGATGGTATTGATAATGTGAATGAAGACATTCTCGACGATACAAAAGCCGATCAAAAATTAGACGATATGGATAATCAGTTCGAACAAGAAGATTTGGGTAATATTAAAGAAGAATTAGATAAAGCGAAGGATTCCACATATCAAGGAAGAATAGAAACCGCACTAATCGAACTTGAAAAGGACGCTGAGAAATATTTATCAATTGAAAAGTTAAATACATATAGTCCCAAATTTTTAACCATGTTGAATAATATACTCGATGAATCTAATATTGGTATTCACTTAGTATATTCACAGTTCAAGACACTGGAGGGTATTGGAATTTTCAAACTTGTATTAAAACAAAATGGGTTTGCCGAATTCAAATTAACAAAAGATAGCGATGGAGAATACACATTCAATATGTTACCAGAAGATACAGGCAAGCCTATGTATGCAGCTTATAGTGGAGATGAAACACCAACAGAGAGAGAAATTATCAAAAATGTCCTAAATAGCAATTGGAAGATTGTGCCTGCTAAAATCGTGAATAAGATTAAGTTAATTTCACCCAATAATTTCCGCGGCGAAATCATTAAAGTTTTAATGATTACATCATCGGGTGCAGAGGGTATTAGTTTAAAAAATGTGCGGTTCGTACATATTACTGAACCCTATTGGCACCCAGTTAGAAACCAACAAGTTATTGGACGCGCTAAGCGTATTTGTAGCCATAGTAGCCTACCAAAAGAATTGCGAACAGTTGATGTTTTCATGTATCTAATGAAGTTTTCAGATAAACAACTTGATACCTTATCTATAGATATTAAACTGAATGATCTTAGTAAATTGGATAAAAAGCGCGTCCATACCAGCGATGAGTATTTATATGAAATATCAAGCATTAAAGAAGGCATCAATAAAGAATTATTAGATAATGTAAAAAAATCTGCAATTGATTGTAGTATTCATTCTAGGTCTTCGTCAAAGGAAAAAATTACATGTTTTACGATTGGTAATGCATTAGATACCAATCTAATGTATCAGCCAGATATTAACAACCAAGACAATGATGCGGTGATGAAACTGAATAAAAAAACCGTTTCAATTAAATTATACAAAATTAGAAATACCAATTATGCTTTAAACAAAGAGACAAATGACGTATATGACCATGATGCATACACCAAGGGAGAATTACTGTATATTGGTAAATTAGTATCCGAAAATGGTAAAAATAAGGTTGTTCCGCTTGCTTAATCTATTTTTTGTATATATTATTACATAATCTAAATGTTCAAGTGTTTCATTATTTTTTCTTGATTTTCTAAAATACTATTTAAAACATTATGTATAGAAATCAAATTAACATCGGTGTTCTCCTCTATTTTATCTTTTTGTTGTGTTATTTTGGCCGCGGATATATTACTAATCTCTATAATATTTTCATCAAATTGTCCCTCTAGAGGTTCTATTTTTAATTTTGGAACTACACCATTTTGTGGTTCTTTTATATCTGGTTCTGGATTTTCTAGACTTAAGTTTAAGTTTCTCTCTTTTTGCATTATTTCTATTATTTTATTCATTTCACCGCTATCAATTGGTTGATCGCTTTTATCTGCAAATTCAATATCTGCGGGCTTATTTGGTTTAATTAATTTATCTAGCGAATTCCTGTGTGTTTCTAACTTTTTATCAAAAGTTAGTAATTTTTCTTTTTTAAAATCATCGTTTGTATTTTCGGCTTCAAGATAAGTTTTTTTTAAATTCTGAATTTGTGAATTGAAACTTTGTATAATATCTTTATTTATATCTAATATATTTTTGTTACCGGAATTTTTTGATATGTTTGAAATTGTAGATTCAAATAACAATTTCACGTGGGCCAATTTATTATTTGGTACACCCACGAAAAAATTATTTTCGTACAACATACTCCACAGAAAGGCTTTGTTTTTTTCACCGGTTATGTAATCCATTATTATATATATTAATTATTTAGTTTTAAATAATTAATTTCCATATTAATTAGTATTATAATACTTAACTCTGTAATCTCTCATTATCTCATCGGTTATTCTATGATTTTTAAAATAATCGGGTGTTTTTGTTCCCTGTAATAATTCAATTATAAAATATAATGAATACATACCACATTGACCATCTTTCATTTGGTGCATTTTACCTGCATTAGACATAAATTCAAGGTTGATTTTTAATTTGTTACCTTGTTCTATTATTCTATCAACTAATATTTTAATTCGTTTCGGTATTTTATCGCCATTACTATCGAAATAAAATATAAACCGCTTCTCTATATCCACAAATAATCCCATCCAATGGGAGCCATCTTTATAGTGTGGGTCCATGTTAAATATAAAACCTATTTTCGTCTTTGTATTTATGTAAGTGTTTAAATCAAACTTACATATTTTTTCCCAAACACAAGTACCAAACAGTTTTTTATCGTCAAAATCTATAGGCGACGGTCCAAGAAAAACAAAATTATCATAGTGTTTTTCATATTGGGACATCACATTTATAATATCTATACTCGATAACCACTGATATGGTTTTTTTTTCCAAGAATCCGGTGAAAATGGGCGAAATAAAGATTTCATTAATATATCTTTGTTCATGTTTGCATTGAATGTTTTATCATTCAACCAGCATAATTCATCATAGCAAGTTTTAGATAAATTATCTTTTAAAAATTGCCAAATCTCAATTGGCTTATTCGTTGTGATCTGTTTTTTATTTTTTCCATTCCATATCCTTTTCATATTTAATATTTCTGTATTACCATAACAACTCTTGTCTATTAAACCTGCAGATATATTTTTAGGTTGTTTGGGGGCACATTTTAATGTTTTAAATTGTTTTGTTTTTTTTTTATTCGTATGCTTATATTTACGCATATACAATATTTATATATATTATTATTATTATTATTATTATTATTATTATTAATACAATCATCGGTTCATTACTATTTTCGGTAAAATTTTTGTTTTTTGCATTGAAGTGGTTAGCTTTACAAAACTATTTAAATTTCCTATTTTTTTTACAGAGTTTTTATTATCATCCATTAAATTCATATCAAGTGATAATAAATTATAACACATATCATATGCATTTGTAATTGTATTATTATTTACATTACTCAAATCATTACTTACTAAATTTTTTATTTCCTGGCGTTCAGTGGCTTCTATAATACTCATCAAGAATATATGGAAGTTGTGTTTATATTTTTTATTATATGTTTTATCTTTACAGTCGTCATCTAAATAACTATTCAATAATTTATCTATTTTTGATTTAATATCGAGTTTATATTTTCGGACGCTTATATCTATATTTTTATATTCATCGTCTTTACCCAATTGGTTATTGTTTATAGGACATTTATTTTTTATAAACATAAAATCTAAATCATATGTATTTATATTATTAATTAGAACCATAATAATATAAAAAATTATTATAAATTTTTTAACTGAACTCGTGTAGCATTATTAAAAACACCATTACCAATTCTATTAGATGGATTGGGATTAAAATCGTTGAATTGTTCTTCTCTAAATAACATAAACCCATCTAAATTTTCATTTGTTGTCTGATAATTTATATGGTTATGGTATAAATCGCTCGATGAGGGGGGGATATATTTCGCCTGATCAGCGGCCTGTAACGCAAAAAACTGATTTCTTAAAGTGCTCTCACTATCTACATTGGTCGCAAAACCATAATAATGTGGTTTATCTGTGCCGGGATAAAATGTATCGCTGTTGTTATAACCAGGATGCATTATTATTGGTGTGTTGTTTTCTTTCCTATGATCTATCATAGGTAATCTGCTATATTTCGTGCTTACTGGGCGTGGATCAAAGTGTTTGCCCATATCATTTGATGGTATGTTTCGCATGGATAATTTCCTATTTATGTTGTCTTGTTTTTCAAAATTTTGTAATATTACAGTGTTATTCATTTACTATAATTGAATATAATAAAATATATTTAATTTAAAATTTAAAACAATTAAAGAGATACATACATGTAATATAATTCTGAGTTATGTGTGGAATTTTCGCATTAGGTAAAAGTGATAATAATATAAACAACAATTATAATGTTATTGAGAAAGCATTTAATAATGGACAACCTCGTGGTCCCGAATTTACTACATTAAATACATACGATAATCTATATATGGGTTTTCATCGTCTCGCTATTAATGGTTTGAATGATGAGTCCAACCAACCATTTGAAATTAATAATACCGTTATGGTCTGTAATGGTGAAATATACAACTATAAACAACTGGCACTAGAAAATTCAATTGAACTAACTACTGATTCCGATTGTGAAATAGTTATTCATCTTTATCTAAAGTATGGTATAGAATACACCCTTTCTATTCTTGATGGTGTGTTTGCCATAATTATATATGATAAAAACGAGAACCAACTAATTGTGGCAAGAGATCCTTATGGTGTTCGTCCGCTTTATTATTATATTGAGAAAACCACTGTCTCATTCGCAAGTGAATTAAAAGTGCTATATGAACTACCATTCAATAAACAAAACATTCATCATTTTGAACCCGGGAACTTTATGATTTTTAGCGATATTAATAATATTAATAACAGACATCTCAATTATAATTATAAGAAATACACATCATTTCCATGTTCCAATATTAAATATTCATCTGATACATCACTACTACTACAAGTAGAACTTATGGACAACATTCAGGATGCAGTTGTAAAACGAGTTTTGGGAACAACCGAACGACCCGTCGGTTGTCTCTTATCTGGCGGATTAGATTCAAGCCTTATTGCTGCTCTTGTTAATAAATATTATAAATCAGAAATACCATTAGAAACATTTAGTATTGGATTACCGGGGTCAGAAGATCTTAAATACGCGGCCATTGTTGCAAAACACCTCGGGACAAAACACCACGAAATAGTTGTAACCGAAAAGGAATTCTTTGATGCTATTCCCGATGTTATCAGGACAATTGAATCATATGATACTACTACTGTTAGAGCCAGCGTTGGTAATTATTTGATCGGTAAATATATCAAGGAGAACACAAATTGTAAAGTAATATTTAATGGTGATGGAGCAGATGAACTAATGGGTGGATATCTGTATTTTAAAAAAGCGCCAAACGCTTATGAATTTGATAGAGAGTGCAAGCGGCTACTCGAAGATATTCATATGTATGATGTATTAAGGAGCGACCGATGCATTGCTTCACATGGTCTTGAGCCCAGAACTCCGTTTCTAGATAAAACGTGGGTTGAATTCTATTTAACAATTGATAGAGATCTTCGCTATAACACCACCAAAGACAAATGTGAAAAATATTTACTCAGAAATACATTTCATATGCTTGCAGATGGACTATTACCATCAGAAATTTTATGGAGAACAAAAGAAGCATTTAGTGATGGTGTAAGTAGTTTAACCAAATCGTGGTTTGAAATTATACAAGATAATATTATTGAATTATTTAATGTTCCCAATAATAACTTACACCATGAGTTAGTTACTATTATTGAAAAATATAAATTTTCAAAAAGTTCTATAAATAAACCAACTACGTATGAACAAGCATATTATCGGAAACTTTATAATACATTTTATCCATCAACGGACCACTTGATTCCTTATTTTTGGATGCCTAAATATGTAGATGCAAAGGATTCCAGTGCTAGAACACTAAAATTTTATCATGAAGATAATACTAATAAATTGATTTAATTTTTTAATACAATATCTTCTTCCACACCTGTTATATGTTAGTTTTACACCTTTGAACATTTAAAACACCGACCTAATCCATATATTTTTTAGGTTTCCTTTTTCTTGTTGAAGGTCGTTTTACATATTTTGAATTTCTATCATATGCTCCTTTTATTAGATTTTTATAAATATGTATTGGTATTTCATCTAATACATCTTTTATATTATTAACCAATTCATTATATGTTAATCCCTTTTTCTTCTGTAGTCGTGATTTCAATACATTAAAATATCCCTCTATCGCATTTGTATAATGTTGATATGGAACAGCATACAATAAATTATTATCCTTTTTAAGGACATCTTTTACAAGTTGATTTCTATGACTACTCGCATTATCTAAAATGATTAATTTATTTTTGTATTTTCCATTAATAAATTTGTCAATAAAATTAACCATTCTATTACTATCAATACCCCCTTTTTTATAAATTTCATAACCGATTACACCTTTTGAAGAAATAGCAAATATCCCAGTATATTTTTTGAATACTTCTTGACTTTCCGTTTTCACTACACATCTTTTACCTAATTCTTCATAACATTTCCTTCTAATCATAAATGAGTTTAATGA